AAAAGATGCCGGAAACGAAATTTGAGGAAATCATTGCTAAATATATATGATTGTAGCCATATCCGAAGAATTGCTGTTTAAGCTAGTAGAATTTGCAGAAAATCTGGGTCGTAAAAAAGAACGGATCAACTCCTTTAAAGAATCTCAATTTATATCTCAAAATCAGGCACATATCCGGTATGGCAAAGGAAATGTTACTAAATGGGTAAAAGCTGGCATAGTGAAGAAATATAAAGATGCTGATGGAAAGTTACGTTCCGGCGTTCGTTATGATGTGCTTGACCTGGAATCAGCCGCTTTTAAATGTAATTATATGAAAGAACTTTCCCCTTTGGCAAAGGCTGAAATGAGAGAAATAATAAGCCCCGTTCCTTGATTGGTTCGGGACTTTTGTTTATACTTAGCCATTAAAACTATAATTTATATTCATCGTTCAGACGTTTTATGACTCTTTTTATTGTTGAGGCTGATAGCTTATGCTTGTTTGAAAGAAAGTCCCGAATTTCGGCTTTTTTTCGTCCTTCTGCAAGCATATCTCTATACTCATAGAACATATCAAGATACATTATATCATCTGCGCTCACTCCGTTTCTGTTCATTGTAGCAAGTAGAAAGCGGCTTGATGCTAAAACCTCATATACTTTCATCTGCTTTGGGAATATAAGGTAAGAAATCAAAGCCTTTAAACTCTTTACTGTTGATGGTATGAGTTACCTTTTGTTTATCAGAAAGACCTATAATTCGGGAAACTATATTGGGATTAAACGCACCAACAATAGCACCTTCTAATTGTTGTGTCCTGATGACATTCTCTATGCGTGTAATGACTACGGAAAAATCTTCATGACTACCTTTTTTAAAATCGTTCCAAAAGGACTTACTAACATCTAAATAAGCCATTAACCCGGTCAGAGAGTAAGGACGTTGTGTAGGGCTTTCTTCTTTTTCCTTTATTTCTCCTTTCGTTTTATTCTTGATTGCTTTCCATGGAGTCCTGTCACAATAGGCAAAATACTCACAGGCTGCTTCCCACAACTGTTCAGGAGAAGCAAAACGCTTGCTTCTCCCATGCTTGTTTCTCAACTTCCAAAATTGGTTTCCTTTAGGTGCAGACATAACTAATGTTCTTTTAATTGTTTGATTAAATCCGCTTCTTCCTGATTCTTGACTACAACGGTCAATCCGGTAGAAACTTCTCCGGAATGCTCGGTGTTCTGTTTGTTCTTCCATCTGTCAGGAGCAAGGTTTGTGAGAAGGAATATTCCGGCTCCCACATTAGGTTCAACACGGACATTTTTTCTTACTTCCTTTTTCAACTTCTTTTTCTTGCCTTCCATGTAGTATTCAGAAGAAACCTGTTCGTATTCATACCCGATGGCAGACCTTGCGAGGGAGGAAACGACATTGCGTTCCAACCCGTTTTTGAAATCTTCTTTCGCCTTTTTTATAGCATTCCCGAAAGTTTCATTTTCCATCCATCGGTAATAGGTACTCTTTCCGATTCCCATTACATTACAGAAGTCAATAAGCTTTGCACCGCCATAATCTATAAGTCCGTTTTCACATACCCAGTCAACGCACTTTTGAATTGTTTCTTCATTAAATTTTGCCATATCTTCAGTAGTCTTTTATATTTAATCATTAAATTACAAATCTCCCAGATGATCCAGAGCTTCGTCCGGTATTTCCATATTTATAGCCTCCTCCATAGAGATAGAATGTCCCAAATACTCTTCTAAAAGCATTTTTCTAGTTTGATTGGCCTGTTCGGTAATACTCCGAATCTTTTCTTCTACATTTTCTTCCATGTCATTACAATTTTAAAAGTTTACACTCGCATATATCGTTCTCTTTGGTCTTTATCTCTATGATAGCCAGATAACAACCATATTGAGCCAAATAAACCGGTATATCCATCTCTAAGTCCCGTAACTCGATACTGTTAAGACGGATATACTCGGTCACTATCTTTGCATTATTGATTAGTCCTTTGTACGTCTGATAGTTATTTGCAATTAAGGTAGTCCATTCTAGTCCCTTGAATATTCCCTTTGTGCCATCAAGAAGTAATATTCGGGGATTGGCTTTATTATACTGTAGTTCTCCGTTATCGTTGTAGGAATACAAAGGAATATAAGCAACGCCTCCTTTTGTACTGCAGGCGGAGAAAGGCAAAGTAATGGCATCACGTTCGTACTCAATCGTGGCATCATCAACCTGGATATTTCCGTCATAGTTTCCCATGACATTATCATCTTCTTTATACCGGAACCAGTTGTTTTGAGCAATGTTATCAAGGGTGTACTGTAAGTTTCTTGGCGTTACGCTATTATAAGCCATTATCACACGATTCGTCCAGTCTACAGCTTTAGATTTGTTTGCAGACAGATTATCGAAGGGAATAAACTTGATCCCGTTTTCGCCGTCCGGTAAGGCAAACAAACCGACCATTGAGGCAACGGCTTTAATGAAGTCTATTTGCTTGATGTCCGGAAGATTGGGAACTAGAGGAAATTTCTCACCAAAAGATATTTCACCCTTAGTCTTTAGATACAGATTTATATTACTATCAGATTCAATAAAACAAGAATTTTGATCTATGGATGGTCTTGGAGTAAGACTTAAATCAAATTTATACCCATCTTTTATATCTACTTCATAACTAAATTGAAAATAAAGAGATTTATATCCGTCTTTTTGTTCTATTTGAGGATATATAGTTTTACTTATTACAGGAGATGTATTTGCGCTATCTTCATATACGTTAAGTATTATAGGATAATCGGATGAAGATGTACTATATGTATATTTTATTCCAATATATATTTCTCCACTTATTAGTGAAGCTTCATAATTTGATTTCAAGAAAGTGTTTTCTGAAAGAATCTCTCCATAATTCTGTTGTGTAGCATCTGGGATTGAAAAAACAACATCGCAAGAATTAAATCCGTCATATCTAAGACCTGAAGCCTTTATAATAAATGGGAACTTATCAAAAAGGGGTTGTGAATCATTCCTTGTCAAAAGAGGAATAATCATTTTGTTTATAACAGTAAGCTTGTCAGACGGGAAATTAAATGTCACTCCGCTTTCTTCTTGAATCCTATAAAGTATCCACCATACAGGTACTACTGGATGACGCCAAACGTTTGGATCATTAGAGTTAAACCCGTAGTCAATACGTGGAAATCTTTCCGAATTTTCTCCCCAATTTTCCCAAACAACCCAATCTGTACCCTCAACTGTTCCATATTCCAAATCCGTTAGCTTCTTGCCATCGTTTACTACACTGGCGAAGTTAGTGACATTACCCCAGGTAAGAGCTATTTCTATTGATTCATTAATCTCTAGCAATACTACAATTGCATCTTTGATTATCTCAATGCCATTCCGTAATAACGTACCTTTATGCTTTAGGTACGGATAACGGCTTATTGAACTGGGAAGATGTGCGCACTCAATCAAAGCCAGATTATTTGCTGTTTTAGGCAACCTGATTGTATAACTGCTATTACTTACAATTTTACTAATATCGGTTAGCAGGTTACTTTTATAGCTCAAAGTAATATCCGTCTTATTAAGATCGGCTTTTGTGTTATTGATATATAATTCATCTCTTGTCATAGCATATTTTTTATTTATACCGGGTAGACCATCCGAAGCAGACCTACCCGGTATCGGTTATACAATCTTTGCCAGTGCGGAAATGAGTTTTTCCAGTTCTTCCCCTTCAATGGAAAAGCCGGGTTCCTCTCCGCTATCTTCCCTTATTTGTCTGGCCTCGTCGCTTTCATCAATGGTGATAACTGCGAGGTTGGCCGGTGTTTCGTCCGGGTTTATTCCTCTGTATACCGTGATTTTGTCCACGAAAGATTCGGTTTTAAGGTCTATTCCAGATTTTGGCAGTTCTTCACTACCTAATTTTAGCAACTGAATCCCTAGTTTACGGGCTTCTTCCGCATTTAGGTGTACGGTGTTCTCTTCTGTTATGGATTCCCCGTTTACTGTTTTAGTGATAAGGACCTCGTTGTTATCACCTCTTCTCACATAAAGATGTTTTTCACTATCTTTTCTTACTCCGAAAAATGTTTCTTGTTTCATGACTTAAAAAATTAAATTGGTTAATAAAATATTTGTTCTCTAATTCTTTTGCAACGATTAGACAAACACCTATCCGGTAATACTTTTCCTCGCTTGATGGGCGTTTACTTGAATGGTTCTTTTTAAAATTAGCCTACGAAGGTTTTATAAACCCATTATCTAAATAATATCTCGCTTGCTCATATTTGGGGAATGTCAAAGCCCAATAACCAAAGGCATTGTTACCGGGATAGCTAACACAGTTAAACCGTTTATTTATCTTGCGTTTAAACACTTCATAAATGATTGCTCCTCCTGGGAATATACGTTTGTATAAGTAAACTTCAGTTTGGGGATTATATCCGATTTGGATAAATCGCTCTTTGTTCTTAATGAACTCTTTTCCTAATTCTTTAATTGCTTCCATAACTTTTAAATGTTGCTCTCGCTCATTTTTAGGTGAACGAAAATAATAATCTATTCTTTTTTATACTCTTGCTTATCTAGCAGGTAAAAATGGTATGGTTCGTCTTATTTGGGCTGAATATATTTTTTTGCTCGTTTATCTCTTCCATACCAAACTCTACTCTCGGATTCCGTCGGTCTATCCGTTTCTCCGCATGAATCTCAAAACATAGGCTGTCGTTTGTAATAGCCTCAACCATTTGCAAGCAATCAAGGATCGTTTTTAGAGCATTATCCAGGTCGAAGCGAATATTCCCATGCCAAACACGAATAAATAGCTTGAAACGACCGGAAATGCGTTTCCCTCGATACTTCTTGCATTGTAGGCAGAAGGATTTCTCATACTCCCTGATCCGGTCGTTTTTGATGATCCGTTTCTGGCCGTCTTTGCCCGGTACGGCTTGATAGTTGTTTGCTTTCGCTATCACTTGCCCGTAGATTGTTTCTATTTCCATAGCTAGAAGGGATCAGGTTCAACATTTGCCGAAATAGGTATATCCTGTAAGTCGTAAAAGTGAGTGGTCGGAGCATCGAACTTGCAAATGAACTTCATTATCCCGATGTTTCGGCCTTTGGCAACATCTATCATTGCCGTACTTTTGGTGTCTACATGGGAAAACTCTCCTGGGTATGATTTGCCTTTCACTTCCGGACGATAAATCAACATAACCATATCTGCGGCTTCTGCTATTTGTCCGCTATCTCTCAACCGGGCTATAGAGGGAACCGGGTTATCTTTGTCTCTGTTGAGTTGCGATAATGCGATAATCCAGATATCAAGCTCTTTTGCTAGATTTTTCAAGCGTCGTGCCACGTCGCCCATCTGTTGCTCCTTATTGGCTCCCTTCATGTTTACATTGAGAATCTGCAAATAGTCAACAGCCGCACCGTCTATATCATACTTCCGTTTCATGTACCG